CAAGTATTTTATGTGATTGGAGCATATTCTTGGACGGCAGTAGGATTTTATTGGAATGATAAAGCTGTTATGTTAGGTAGTGTTATTCCTGCTACAGTAGTGGCAATGAATTTAACTAAAGAACTGGTAAAGATTTTAGAAGTATAACAGGTCAATCTTAATGCGAGTGTAGCTCAGTTTGGTAGAGCGCAACCTTGCCAAGGTTGAGGTCGTGGGATCGTGCCCCATCACTCGCTCCACCATAGGTCATCTACCAGCTGTAGCCATGGGACTCCAAATCCTGTGTAGAGGGGGCAGCACCTTCATGGCCTGCCATTCAACTTTCCATTTTATAAATATTAATATCAAAGATTAATTGTATAAGACGGATTCCTATGTTATCTTTCCAAAATTATCTCACAGAACAACAATATCTTGAAGAAAAACTTATTCTTTACAATCAAGGTAAAAGATATGGTCAAATTGTATTTTTAGCAGGTGGTGCTGGTTCTGGAAAAGGGTTTGCAATTTCTAACTTTATGGAAAAAGAAAAATTCAAGATACGTGATGTTGACGAATGGAAAAAAGCATACCTCAAACTAGCACAAATTAAAGATGAATATAAAGAGTTGAGAAATCTTCATCTTAAAAATCCAAAAGATGTATACAAACTTCATATGTTTGTGAAAGAAAAGGGAATTAAAGATAGGTCACTAGAATTTCTGCTCAGAGATGCAAACACCAGTAGGTTGCCCAACATTATGTTTGATATTACCATGAAAGATGCTACTGATATTACAGATGTTCTTCCCATACTTCTTACTACTGGATATGACCCAAAAAACATTCATCTTACTTGGGTTCTGACAAATTATGCAGTTGCAATTATGAATAATAGAAATCGTGAAAGAGTAGTACCAGAAGATATTATGCTTCTTTCTCATGAAGGAGCTGCAACCAGTATGTATAACGTCATCAAAGGCAAAATTCCCAGAGGACTAAATGGTGGTGTTCGTGTAATTCTCAACAATCGTGAAAATACTATTCCTTATGTAGACCCAGAGACAAAGAAGATGGTCAAGACAAAACAGGGTGACATTCTCGTAAAAGATTTTACCTACCTTACCTTCAAGAAAGAAGGCAAGTCAGTTGCACCCGAAAGTGATATCAAGAAACAACTCATGGGGTGGATTGCAAGTAATGTTCCAAAAACAAAACTTACAAGAGATATGATTTCTCCTGAAAATGAAAATGATTAAAAAAATTTGACATTCCTCTGTTTTTTTGTTATTATATAAATGTGATAAGAAAGGAGTGAAAATGAATAGAAACTTGTCTAAGAGAGAACGCAAAGAACTGCTGAAGAAGTATGAAGGATATTCATTGGAAGGGTATTGTCACCTTGACGATGGAACAGGCGACTACGCACGAAACATCCCCAAAAAGAAGTCAAAAGAAAAAAACTTGACAAATCCCTCAGAAGTTTGTATACTATAATTGTGATGTTGAGGTATAACCCCCTACCACTTTATTGATTATGAAAAATGATACTAAATTAGTTGAACAGAAATCAGTTCTTGCCAAGTTGATGGCCGCAGAGAATATTTCTGTTGAACATAAAAAGATTCCCACAGCGGCATTCGATGTGAAAAATCGTGTGCTGTACCTACCTATTCTTAAATGGAAGCCTGGTTCTGATGTCTATGACCTTTTCTGTTCTCACGAAGTTGGTCATGCACTCTGGACTCCTGAAGAGGGATGGCATTCCTCAATCAGCGACAAGGGAAATGGTTACAAGTCATTTCTTAACGTTGTAGAAGATGCACGTATTGAGAAGAAAATCAAGAGGAAATTCCCTGGCGCAAGAAAAGCGATGAATGATGGTTATAATGAACTCATGAATGCTGATTTCTTTGGTTTGCGTGAAATGAATGCTGATGTCAACGAACTGAATCTAATTGATAGAATCAATCTTTACACCAAAGCGGGTGGAAGTTACGGAATTGATTTCACCGAAGAAGAGCGAGAATGGGTTGATAAAGTCATGGGAACTGAAACCTTTGAAGATGTTGTCAGAGTCACAGATGCTCTTTTTGCATACTGTAAAGAAAACGAATCTGAAACCGATAACAGTTATGCTGACTTCAACTTTGCTTCTGCTGAGAGTGATTCGGATGAAAATGAAAATGATGATATGTCAATGACTGGCGAATCACCAGTGGATATGTTGGATTTGGATGAAATGACCGAATCAGATTTTCCTTCTCCTAGTAAGGAAGGCGAAGAAGGAAATGATGAAAAATCTGGTTCTGGAAATTCCAATTCTTCTGGAAGCGAAGAAAAAGAATCGTCTGAAGGTACTGAAGAAAAACCATCAGATGAGTCGGATGAAAAGCCGTCTGAATCTTCAAATGAACAAATGTCATTTGGTTCTGAAGGTGGACAAGGAAATCCATTCTCCGAGAATGAGTTTGTTCCTACTTCTCATACTGATCAAAACTTTCGTAAGAATGAAGAATCAATCGCCGAAATGGGTGATCGTCATTATGCTCCTTCTTATGTATCTTTTCCAAAGGTTCATTACGAAAATCTAATTGTTGATTATAAAATTGTCTCTGAAGAAATCTCTGAATTTTACAGACAACATGAAAGTGCTGAGAAACATGGAATTGATCTTTACAATCAGTTTCGTAAAGACAATGAGAAGATGATTAGTTACATGGTCAAAGAATTTGAAATGAAGAAAGCTGCAGACATTCATCGCAGAGCATACAATTCAAAAAAAGGAACTCTTGACATGAACAAGATTCACGCTTACAAGTATAGTGAGAATCTTTTTCAACAAATCACCAATCTTCCAGAGGGCAAGAACCATGCAATGGTCATGTTCATTGATTGGTCTGGTTCAATGTCAGGAATGATTCATGATACTATTCATCAAGTCGTAAATCTTGCGATGTTCTGCCAGAAAGTGCAGATTCCCTTTGAAGTCTATGCATTCAGTGATTCTTACACTCGCCGGAGTATGAGAAACAATTCCAATGCATATGATAATTATCGTAATCGTGATATCACCAGTGAATATACCATTGATGATAAAAAAATAGCGGACTATCGTAACAAGGATTTATTGATTAACAATTATTTCAGTCTTCTTAATCTGATTTCTTCAAGAATGAGAAGATCTGATTTTGTTGCAGGAATCAAAAATCTTTTGTTGCTCGCAGATGGTTTTGGTGGTTATTCAAATCGGTATTTTGGATTTGACAGAACCAAATATTTTGGCATTCCTTACAATTATAATTTGGGTGGTACTCCCCTTGATGATACAATCATTACTGCAAAGTCATTGATTGAAGATTACAAGATCAAGACCAAAGCACAAATTGTCAGTGCTATTTTTCTGACTGATGGTGCAAGTTCTCCTGTCAATGCTTACAAAAGCACTTCTGAAGAAAATGGTTATGGTGTTATTGACAGTCATGTTGTCATTGATGATCGTAAAACCAGAGTGAGGGTAATGAATGAACAAAACAATACTCGTTATTACCGAAGAGCCGATACTACCAGTTTATATCTCAGGTTCCTTAAGGAAACAACTGGTGTTAATCTTCTTGGTTTCTTTCTTACTCAAAGTTCCAGAGTCCAAAGTCTTGTTGGTGTCATTAACCGATATCTGAAAGATGATGAAGTAAGAGAATATCGCAAGAATAAGTTCTGGATTGAAACTGGAACTGCATATGATGAACTTTACATTATCAATTCTAAAGGACTTGTGATTGATAATGTTAATCATATCAATGAAGTTGAGGCCGGAGCGTCCAAGTCGGAATTGAGAAAGGCACTCAAGAAGAACACCAAGAACAAGTTGCAAAATCGTGTGATGCTCAATGCATTTATTGAAAAGATTGCGTAAAAACTTGACATTAAGAGTTCCATTTGATATTATATAAGTGTGATGATGAGAGAGGGATTTTCCCTCTCTATTTTTTGAAACCTCCAAGACGGAGTATTTGTTATGGCAACAACTGAAAAACGACAACAAATCATTCAAGGTCTTTTGCGTGATTTCCCAGATGGCGAAGCATCTCGTCAAGAATTGATGGACTGGGCTACTAATTGTGGTCTATCCAAGTATGCACCATCATTTGTGTGGACATCCGAAAACTCTGTTCGCAGGGGTATATTTCGTATTCCTACTCTTGATGAGGGTGGTAATCTTGTGACTTTGGCAAAACCTATGCCAAAAGCACCTGTCGTGAAAACTCCTGTATCTGAAACACCAAATGTTTCAAACGTGATTGAATTTCCCAAAAATGTAGTTGAATCTTTTGTTCCTTCTAAAGTGAATGGTTATGTAAAGTTTGGGCATTACAATGACATTAAGACCATTGCCAAATCTGGTCATTTCTATCCGATTTTCATTACTGGTTTGTCTGGAAATGGAAAGACCATGATGATTGAACAGGTTCATGCTGAAATCAAAAAAGAATTGTTTCGTGTAAACATCACTATTGAAACTGATGAAGATGACATGATCGGACATTACGCTCTGGTTGATGGTCGGACTGTCTGGCAAGATGGGCCAGTTGTGATGGCAATGGAACGTGGTGCAACCCTTCTTTTGGATGAGGTTGACCTTGCATCCAACAAAATCATGTGTCTCCAGCCTGTTCTGGAAGGCAATCCACTCCTTATCAAAAAAGAAGGACGGGTTGTTCGTCCTGCGCCTGGTTTCACTGTCATGGCGACTGCAAACACCAAAGGCAAAGGTTCTGAAGATGGACGTTTTATCGGGACCAACATCCTGAATGAAGCATTCCTTGAGAGATTTCCTGTGACCGTAGAACAAGAATATCCTTCTGTTTCTGTTGAGAAGAAAATCGTCATTAAACTCATGGAATTCCTTGGGTGTTTGGATGAGGAATATGCTGGGAAACTAGTTGACTGGGCAGATTTGATTCGCAAGACCTTTTACGATGGTGGAGTTGATGAAATCATTGCTACTCGGCGTCTGGTTCACATCGTTCATGCATTCTCAATCTTTAAGGATCGAATGAAAGCGATTGCAATGTGTGTCGCTCGGTTTGATGATCAAACCAAAGATGTTTTCATGGACCTTTACTCCAAGTTGGATGAGAAGGTTTCTGTTGATGAAAACCCTGAATCTGAAAATTCAGAGTGGGAAGCCGGAAAGACCGAAGAGATTCCTTGGTAATTAGTTGATATATAGAGAGTGGGAGAAATCTCACTCTCTATTTTTTATGGCCTGAAGTGGAGTTATTATGGTAGACATTAAAGTACCAGTTGAAGAATTACGTAAAGCAAAAATAATGGTTTGTACTCCCATGTATGGTGGGATGTGTAGTGGAATGTATACAAAAGCGTGTTGTGACCTATCAACACTAGCCGCAAAGTATGAGATGGATTTGAAGTATTTTTATCTCTTCAATGAATCACTCATACCAAGAGCAAGAAATTATCTCTGTGATGAGTTTTTGAGAAGTGAATACACCCATTTAATGTTCATAGATGCAGATATTCATTTTGATCCAAGAGATGTTCTTACTCTTACAGCTTTAGACAAAGACATAATTGGTGGCCCTTACCCTAAGAAGTGTATTGCCTGGGAGAAGGTTCGTAATGCAGTTGATATGGGACTTGCAGATGAAGATCCACAAGTTTTGGAAGAATACACAGGTGATTATGTTTTCAATCCAGTAGAAAATACAAAGAAAATCAATGTGAATGATCCAGTAGAAGTTCTTGAAATTGGAACAGGTTTTATGTTGATAAAGAGGCAAGTGTTTGACGATTTTCGTGAAGCGTTTCCACAATTCACTTACAAACCAGACCACAATCGCTCAGAACATTTTACTGGTGATCGGTACATTCATGCTTATTTTGATACTGTTATTGATTCAAAACAATATCTTGGTAATGTTTCTGATGAAAGTGATAGGTATTTGTCAGAAGATTATTTCTTTTGTCAATTTGTTCGTAAAATAGGTTACAAAATCTATCTTTGCCCTTGGATGAGATTAGCACATACTGGTTCGTATGTTTTCAATGGCTCAATGGCAAGCCTTGCAAAACTTGAGTTTGCATCACATGGAATGGATAATGAAAGTAGAGTGAAAGATTATGATAAACGAAGAAATAGAAAAACCAAAAATAAACGAAAGAGAAATTAAATATGTTTTTGATGAGGATGTGTATATTCAAGAATTAAAGAATCATATTGATTCTACCTATTCTTCACATTATTCTCAAAACAGAGTACAATCAACTGAATTTATCGCTGATGCAGGACATGGGGAGGGGTTCTGCATTGGCAATATCATCAAATATGCACAACGTTATGGAAAAAAGGCTGGTCGTAACAGAAAGGACTTGACAAAGATTGCACACTATGTCATAATAATGTTATACGTACATGATAATCTAATAGGAGATAACAATGAAATTAAGTGAAAGCACAGTAACGTTCCTTAAGAACTACGCAACAATCAATCAAAGTTTAGAATTTCGTGAAGGTGATACACTCAAAACTGTATCTCCCCTGAACACAATTCTAGCATCTGTTAAAATTACAGAGAACTTTCCAAAGAACTTTCCAATTTATGAATTGAATCGTTTTCTTGGAACAATCAATCTATTTGATAATCCAGAACTTGAATTTGGAGAAAATTCAGTTAAAATTTCAGATGGCAAAAGATACGCTGAGTATCGGTATTGTGGAAGTAGTTCTATGTTTCAAACACCACCCGAAAAAGATATCACTTTTCCAGATGCAGAAGTAAAATTCTCAATGGAAACAGAGGATTTTAAACAAGTT